AAATTAAAAAAAGATATTGAAAAATTAAAGGATGCAACAAGAGATATCAAGTTTGCAAATGGTAATGGAGGACATTAATGATAAAATTAGTATTTGCATTATGTTTGTTTATAAATGGTGAACTTGTGGAGCACAGAATACAAAACTCATTATCTGATTGTTTAAAGCATAAGCGTGAAGCCACTCGTCAAATGGAAATGAATAATAAGACATTTATGTGCGGGGAGGTAGAGGCTGAGCTTTACAAAAACGTAGATGGAAGCTATAGTATAGATAAAATTATTCAACCGAAATAATGAACCTTTCACGAAACTTTACTCTTCAAGAGCTAATTAAATCGGATACAGCAATTCGTAAAGGGATTGATAATAATCCTAATGCAGATCAAATAGAAAAATTAAAAAGACTTTGTGAAAATGTTCTTCAACCTGTCCGGGATCATTTCGGCAGAGTTAAGGTGACTAGCGGATATCGTAGTCCTGAATTATGTTTAGCTATTGGTAGCTCAATAAATTCACAGCATGCCAAAGCTGAAGCCGCAGACTTCGAAGTAATTGGTGTAGACAATGCTGAGGTCGCTGATTGGATACATAAATGTTTAGAGACAGATCAACTAATATTGGAGTTTTATACCCCTGGTGAGCCTAACAGTGGATGGATCCATGCATCTTATATTGAATTTAATCCAAGAAGACAGTATATGTGGGCTTATAAAGAAGATAAAAAAACAAAATATAAACCAATAATAGGAAAGGCAGTGGACTTAGTATAATGGCTATAACAAGATCACAAATGACACAACAGATTGATGGCAAGTTAAGAGGTGCCAAAGATGAAAAGAAAAAAGAAAAAAAGAAAATTTACGCCAAAAAACCCAATAAAAAGAATCCTCTCTCTAGGACATTTACTGTTTAGACCAAGAGTGGTACAATCTAAGAAGTTATATAACCGCAATGAGGAGAAGTTATACACTCTCAAAGTGGCCACTAAAAATTATGATTAAAACTATTAAAAAAATAATTTGTAAAATATTCGGCATAAAACAATGTGCCTGTAAAAAAACTAAAGTATTTTTAAAGGAAGGCATCTAATGGCTAAAAAAGGACCTTGTTGGAAAGGTTATGAAATGATTGGGATGAAAACCAAGAACGGTCGTAGTGTTCCTAATTGTGTAAAAAAAGGAAATGTTGGTCTACATGCTGAAACAAAAGAGAAAAAGAAAAAACCACCTGTTTCAGGCGATAGAGATCAAAGAAGAAGAGATTTAAAAAAAATTCAGAATCCTATTTCAGAGTATGATGAAAAAAACAAGTTAAAATATACTGCAGCTTATCAAGGTAAATTTATTAAACATGATTCTGCTGGTATAGAATTATCTAATAAAAATTTAGGTGATTATTACGGAGATTTATTAAAATAACCAAAAAGGAGTAAAACAATGGGTAAAGCGTATAAAAAAAATAAAATGGAAGAGGATGCTGATAAAATTATTGCAGCATCTAACTTACCAGATGCATCAGATATAAGAAAAGACGTTAAGAAAAAAATGTCAGGTGGTATGGCAATTGGCGGTGGTCATAAAAATTATAAAATATCAGGTATGATGACTGCTAAATACGGTAAAATGGCAAAAGCAAAATAGGTTAAGGATGAAATGGCTACATCGGGAACTACAAGTTTTAATATCACGATTGATGAAGTTATTGAAGAAGCTTACGAAAGATGTGGCGTAAGAACTAATTCAGGTAATGACATTAGATCTGCTAGAAGAAGTTTAAATCTTTTATTTTCTGAATGGGGCAACAGAGGTATCAACCTCTGGAAAGTTAAATCTGAAACAACTGCTTTTGTAAATGGTCAAATAACTTATAATACTCCAAGTGATTGTAATGATGTTTTAGAAGCTGTTGTAACTACAACAGGTGGTAATCAACAAACTTTAACTAAAATATCTAGATCTGAATACATTGCAATACCTGATAAGACACAAACAGGTACACCTTCTCAGTATTATGTAAATAGACAAATTAACCCAACTATAAGTTTATATCTGGCTCCTGATACGAGCGCAGTGACTAATATATTCTATTACTATCTTGCAAGAATCGAAGATGTAGGTGCATATACTAATACTTCAGATATGCCATTTAGGTTTTTTCCATGTATGGTATCTGGATTAGCCTTTTATTTATCACAGAAGATTGCACCTGATAGAATACAAGCATTAAAATTATTATACGAAGATGAATTAAAAAGAGCATTAGAAGAAGATGGACAAAGAACATCTGTTTACATCACACCTAATGTTTATTACCCACAAGGATCGTAATGGCTTACGCTAAGGGGAAATATTCACAATCCATCTCAGATAGATCAGGACAAGCTTTTCCATATAAAGAAATGGTTAAAGAATGGAATGGTTCATGGGTACATATTTCTGAATTTGAAGCAAAACATCCACAACTTGATCCAAAGCCACACATGGCAGATCCTCAAGCATTATGGAACGCAAGACCTCAAAGATCTTCACCCGTAACAGTATACTTAGATCCTCAATATTGGGATGGACAATTTACATCAAATGGTATGCAACCTTCTACTGATGCATTAGAAGAAAATAATAAAAGACAGTTAGGTACAAGAGTTGGAAAGGTAACAATTAGTATAACATAATGGCGACTTATAAATTTTATTATTCAACAACTGAAATAGCGTCTTTAGAAGAAAATTATGAGTCTTCTGAAAATATAAAAAATGTTGAAACGGCTTTTAGAAATGACAAAGGTAATGTAGAATCTATAACAAGAATAGATATATTAGCTGACCCTGATCAAATAAATACAGATGAAGCTTTAGGATATGTGAGGACATAATGGCAATAAGTTATTCAGATTTTTTAACACAAGTAAGAAATTACACAGAAGTAGATTCAAATGTATTATCAGATACATTAATTGCACAGTTTATTAGAAATACAGAATTAGGTATTGCAGGTGCTGTTGATTATGATGAAACAAGAAAATACGCAACATCCTCATTTACAGCAGATAAAAGATATCTTGTTATGCCAGCTGATTTTTTAATTATTAGATCATTACAAGTGTTTTCTACAACTGATCAAACAGGTGATCGTAACTTCATGGAGAAGAGAGATACAAGTTTTATATCAGAATATAATAGTTCTGGTGCTACAGGGGTTCCTAAATATTATGCAAATTGGGACGACAATAATGTCGTTGTGGCTCCTACACCAGATCAAGCATATGCGGTTCAATTGAATTATATTATTGATCCTCCTGGATTTACTTCTTCTAATACTACTTACTTGTCACAATATCAAGAATCATTACTATTACATGGTGTACTTACAGAAGCTTTTTCTTATCTCAAAGGACCTATGGATATGTACAATCTTTATAAAGGCAAGTATAATGAAGAGATACAAGCGTTTGCTCTTCAACAAATGGGTAGAAGAAGACGTGCAGAATTTGATGATGGTGTGCCACGGGTACAAGTGCCTTCACCATCACCGTAAATATTAAAGGAGATTAATTATGGCAATAACACAAGCAGTAGCAAATTCATTTAAAAAAGAACTATTAGACGGAGTGCATGATTTAGCATCAGGTGGAGACGCGTTTAAATTAGCGTTATATACATCTCAAGCTACAATTAATGCAGCAACAACTTCTTACACAACTGGAAATGAAGTTTCAGCTTCAGGACAGTATGTAGCGGGTGGTTCTCAACTTCAATCACAACAAACATCAGTTGCGTCAGGTGTAGCAATTGTAGACTTTGCAGATTTATCATTTACTGGAGTAACTTTAACAGCAAGAGGTGCTTTAATTTACAACAATACTGATGGTGACAAAGCAGTTTGTGCATTGGATTTTGGTGGAGATAAAACAGCAACAGCTGGAACATTCACTATTCAATTCCCTGCATTTACAACATCGGCAGCGATATTAAGAATTAGTTAAGGAGGATAGATGGCTCTTGTCATTAACGATAGAGTTAAAGAGACAAGTACCACTACTGGAACTGGAACTTTTTCTTTAGATGGTGCATCTCAAGACTTTGAAACATTTGTAGCAGGCGTTGGTACAGGTAATACAACTTATTATTGTATTGTAAACGCTGGTACAGGTGAGTTTGAAGTTGGTGTCGGTACTGTTACTGACGCGACTCCAGATACGTTATCAAGAGACACTGTTCTTTCATCTTCTAATTCAGATGCTTTAGTTACATTCACTGCAGGGACAAAAGATGTGTTCTGTACAATTCCAGCTAAGAAAACTATTTCACCAGTCATGGAAGCAACAGGTTATGTTGTAACTCATGCATCGACTTTAGATCAGGATCAAACTTTAGATTCAGGAGTATTAGCAGGACCTGTTACAATTTCAGGTACACAAACTATAACAGGGACATTGGTAATTATTTAATGAGTAAAATAGAAGTCAATCAAATATCATCACAATGCGGATCAACATTAACTATTGGTCAATCAGGTGATACAGTAACTTTAGCAGCTGGTGCAACTCAATCTGGTTTTGGTCGTACAGGTACAGTAGACTGGAACACAACTGCAATCACAGCAGATCCAAATCCAGCTGTTTCAGGCACAGGATATTTTGTAAATACAACTTCAGGAGCAATAACTGTAACTTTACCAACTTCACCTGCAGCAGGTGACATTGTAGCTTTTGCAGATTATGCATTAACTTGGGATACTAATAACTTAATTTTAGATCCTGGTTCAAATAAGATTAATGGAGATACAGAGGATTATACAGTTTCAAGTGAAGGTAAATCTTTAACTTTAGTTTACACAGATTCAACACAAGGTTGGAAAGTTGTAAATGATGGAAATTCAAATGCTGGTGCTCAAACTTTATTTGTAACAGCAACAGGTGGAACAATTTCATATTGCGGTGATTACAAAATTCATACTTTTACTTCACCAGGAACATTCTGTGTTTCTTGTGCAGGAAATGCTTCGGGATCTAATTCAGTAGATTATTTAGTAGTTGCTGGAGGAGGTGGAGGAGGATCTGAAGGTGGTGGTGCAGGAGCAGGAGGTTATAGAGAATCTTCGGGAACCGCTTCAGGTTGTTATTCAGTTAGCCCTTTAGGTGCTTGTGTAAGTGCTTTACCAGTTTCAGTCACTGGTTATCCAGTGACAGTTGGAGGTGGTGGAGCTGGAGACGGTCCAGCACCTTGTGGTCCAATTTCTACAGGTACTCCTGGTTCAAATTCAATATTTTCAACAATAACATCTGCTGGCGGTGGTGGAGGAGGTTCTAAATGTAATAGTTGCGCATCACAAAAAGCAGGAGATTCTGGTGGTTCAGGTGGTGGTGCATCTAGAGATGCAGGACCTAGTTACCCAGGGGGTGCAGGAAATACACCTCCAGTAGCTCCGCCTCAAGGA